TAAAACAAGAGGGGGCCACTGACAGCCCCCTTTAGTTTATTCACCCTCTTCTAACATAAAGTCAGCCCACTCATAAGCCTCACGTTTTAAATCACCCTTATGCATAGGACTAGGTGATCTTGATAATAAAGCCGCCATTGCTTGACCAGCCAGATATCTACGAGATGTCAACGGCTTGGCTTTAAGTGATGGCTTTATTTTTTTGTTCGTGTACTTCTTAGCTTCCTCTTCAAGACTGTTTAGTTTTTTTGTTCTGTTCATATGCCTTTACCCTTTCAAGGTTTAAGAAGTAGGCTTTGTTAAAGCCCATCTCCCATTCCCTGTTATCTTTAGTCTGGGCTTGATAAGGATTACCAAGTTTACCAGTCTTGAATGCTTGTCGGCCTTGTTCGTAAGGTTTCACTTATGCTTCTCCTTCATTGTCTCTAGCATTTTGTTTAGATACCATTGTGCTTTCTTCATATCCTCAACAGGATCAGTCTTGTATTTGTGCCTGTGTTGATACTTAATCATGTTACCGTGGCAATAAGCAATAAAGCCATCAGTACCAAGAACCTGTTTGATATAGTCAATGCACTCAATGCCACCACTAAGGTTGTAATGAGCAGGTTTGTTTACAGGATCATAGGAGTCAATGTCATCAAACAAGTCCTCTAGGTCAAGGGTTGTTTCTCCAGTGAGTGTGATAGTGTCCATAGTAGTACCTCTAAGTTAGATTGATTAGTTCTGCTTCAGTGTAAGGGATGTGAAAGAATAGCTCCCCAGGTTTTATATATCTACCCTTGGCTTCTCCAAGGCTCTCTCTTGTAAGTGATGTGTCCTTTATACGCCAAACTTGTTTCAAGTCTTTTCTAAAGACATAAAAGTTAAGTACACCTTTCTCCCCTTGGTATTTACTAAGTAGTCTTTGTTTACGTTCAGGAATCCTAATCTCTTTCCAATGACTAGGCCAATCACCTTCCCAAGCTACCTTAACCTCTGCCTCATTAAAGTAAGTATAACCATGCTTCTGAGAAACAATATCTACGGAATAGTTCTCCTCAGAATTTACAACCACATGATCTTTCTTTTCAAGATAAGACACAAGTGCATCCTTAGCTTGGCTATCGTATGCTTCATACAAAGCACGACTGAATTTATGTCTAACTGTCATCTAAGCTCCTATATCTACAATTTCACAAACATCACCAGAGCAAGCCATAGTCTGACTACCTGCGGTGTTGTCCTCTTCTTCATAACTGGAAAGTTTAGTCCAGTCAATAGCTTTTGGCATTAAAGATAATAAAGTTTTATAATCGTGCTTGCCTACCTCTTGATAAGGTGCTTGCTGATAGGTGTGCTCATTGTAAGGTAAGAATGATACACCACTCATCTCGTCAAAGTGCTCATAAACAAAAGCACCTACAGAAAACCATTCGTCTTTCTTTACGTTGACTGTAATACTTGGCTTATGCTCACACCATGCTCGTTGATATGCTAACCAAGTCTCTAGCTGTTCTATAGCAGACAGGTCAGAAGTAACAACAGCATTAGTAGGAGACTGTACAGGGAAGCTAAACACTGTAGTAGCATCAGGCTTCATAACATCAGGCTCACTAGGTACACCTTGGTCTTTCATGAACTCTGTCAGGGGGTCTTTGTTGTCTCCTCTAACGGTTCTAATATAGTACTTTGAATGTCGTGCATGGATTCCAGAGGCCGAATCAACAAGTTGTGAGACTGTCCCTGATGGTTTAACGCAGGTGATTGCAGCAGAGGCAGGAATACCCAAACGGTCAGCCCACAGAGTATTAGTATCAACAGCAAGTTTACGTAATGTTTCAAGAGTTTTCTCCAATCCTTTGTTAGCAGTAGTCATAAGAGGATTGTCCATTATCCCTGTGAGAGACACACCGAGCAATCGTTCTTCTTCTGTATTACGTTGCCACACCTTTCGCAGATATGGGAACTTTGTGTAGGTGGACTGGATAGTTCCCAGAATTGTTGCCAAACGGACTTTTCTGCTAAGAGATTCAATATCGTCTGTAGCACGTACAACAACTTCCGTAAGATTGCAGAACTGATAAGGACGAAGTATGATTTCACTACACGGATTAGTGCCAAACTCCCAGTCACTGTCACGCCTACCATACTTTGCAGCTTGCTTCTTACTTGCTTCACGATTGAATATTCCACGTTCCCCACTCCCTGATTCTACCAGAGCCATCCACTCACGCATAAATGAAACAGAGTCTGGTTTCTCTGTATAGCTTACAGAGTTATTAGCTAAGGCTCGGTGAGGATTGTTGTCCCACCATGCACCTGACTTAGCATGACGCATCCTATCATCACTAAGATTAGATAGAGAGATCATAGCTGACCTACGTACACCACCTACAACAACTACCTCACCAATCTTACACATAAGATCATGGGCTTCAATGCTAGAGAGCTTACGTCCTTGTGCATTCTTGAAGATAGTGATAGAGAAGTTAAAGAGATCAACTAGAGGTGAAGGGCCAGAAGCTCTACCACCAAAGGTTTTTAGTCTTGCACCAGCAGGACGTACACGAGAGATATCCCACTGAGGTATCTCACCAGCCCACAGGAGAGCAAGAACTTGTCTGAACGCCTTAGCCCAACCCTCTTTACTATCCTTGACAACAACAGTAGTCTCACTATAGAACAACTCAGGAACTTCAGGGAGCTTACTGATGAACTGCCTCTCAACACTGAACCCAACACCAGTACCACACAAGAGAATGAACATAGCCTCATCGAAGGACTTAGGGTCATCTACGGGTAGATAGCTACAGTTGTAGCCAGCAGTATTGTCACGTTCTAAGGCTGGACCACTAGTCATCATAGCTCTCATAGAGGGCATGACTTCTAGGTTAAGGATAGCCTCGTGTATATCTTTCTCGGTATCTTTGTCTACTTTATCTGCGACTAGGTTGAGAATGTAACGTCCTACAGTCTCACCCCAACTCTCCCTTCGTCCCTCTACCTCAAGCCATCTGGCATAACGAGAAGTGTGTATAAAAGATTGATAGTCTGTTGGTAATAAGTTACTCATCTATTGTCACCATTTCCTTGTAGTGTATTATTTCGTTTACGTTTAGCTAACTTAGCTAGATTATCTGCTGCTACGTCACCCATGTCTAAGCCAAGGTCTCTACATACTGCAGCAATGTACCACAGGCAATCTCCTAGCTCACTACCTATACCTTCCTTGTCTAGCTTACCATCCCTAACAATCTTCTTTACCTTGTTTGCTACCTCACCTGCTTCACCAGCAAGTCCTAGTGTAGGGTAGAGTATCTGTACAGAGGCAGGATAGATAGCTGTAGTAGCTGCTGCATTCTGGTACTCAGTAAGAGTTAGGTCTTCTTTGTTATAAAACTCAAAGGCATCTATATCAGTTTGGTTTATCATCTTTGATTACCTCACATTCAGTTACAATTATATCATCTATATCATAAAGAGCAAGTGTTATAAGCTCTTTAATCACATCACAGTTGTTTCCAGATATCTCTAGAAAGTTAGCATCCTTATCTACTTGGATTGTTATATTTAATTCATAAGACATTCGGAAACCATTAGTTATACCTTTCTTTACTCATTAGTCAAGTCTTTATGCCATTCGTTCTTTGTAGTTTTCATCTATTTCAAGTGGTTCTATATTCTGAGAAAAGTATTTCTTCCACTCGTAGATGTCATCCATTTCATCAAACCAAAAGTTTACCTCTTCTATCTTACCATCTAGCTCTACCTTGCAGACTACAAAGTATTCTGAACCTTCTGGATACTCTTCATTGTCAGGCATTTCATCTATAGAGTATGGACCCTCTGTTATGCCCCATATCTTAATTGTCAATATTCCAACTCCTTAGTAATTCCATGTAGTGATCTAGTCCAACCATTACCACCCAAGGCTTTCTGTCTGATCTAAAGAACACTACAGGCTCTTGCTCAGAATGTCTAGAGGCTTGTTCTATAAATCCATAAACAGTTTTAAGTTCTGCCTTTCTTCTCTTGACCTCAATAGATAATGGTATCTTCTTTCTAGCTGCAGGTGATAGCTGTATGTCAGCCCCTGACTCTCCCATTGTGGTACTTTTGATATCATCTGGCTCAAACTCTGGAAACATCTCTAGGAGCCTGTCTCTGATCTCCTGTTGCCCTAGTCTGCCTTTCTGTTTAGCTCTCTTAGTCATGGCTAATTACATCCATGCAGGTTTCTCCATCACTGTGTAGTCACCCCAACCTGTGCCATAGTCCACATCTTTTTCTGCCCTTGCAATAACAGATAAGGTTTTATGTAGCTCAATATTGGCCCATGTCATTACCTCTTCTCCCATTAAATGCATGTGCGACAAAAAGGGTGCTGACTTCTCACAAGCAATGAAGCTAAACTTTGAGACATCAAAGCCAGCTAACTTACACGTATAGACATAGTGAGCACCTTGGAGAAAGTACCCATACTTTACACACTCGTTTAGAAAACCTCTGGGACTTGCATCTTGTGTTGTCTTAACATCATACACTGTACCCTCAGCTTCTATCATTAGGTCTGGACGAGTCTTAAGTGTTAGACCTGAGATAGGGTCTTCTACAAAGATACTAACCTCGTTCAGTCTGTCTTTGTGATTAAGGGCAGCAGCACACACTGGATTATCTAAAGCACCTCTAGTGATGCAGTTAGCTACGTTAAACTCTACCTCAGTCAGTAGTACCTGATCCTCAGTAAGCTTTTCTTTCATATCCTTAAAGGCCACACTTGTCTTAGTCTTTGGCCCTTTGATTACTAGGTTACGATCTTTCTCTAATAGGTTAGCATGTACTGCATTACCCATAGCAAATGCAGCATTGTTAGCATTACGTTTCTCACCTTTCCAGTGAGCTAATGATTTTTTAAACACAGACTTTACTGCACTTGAAGAAATACCATCTCTTGAGTGATAGTCTTCATTAGATATATTTAACATTATAACTCCTAATTAAAGTGGGGGATGCCCCCGAAAACATCCCCCT